CACCACATTGGTATAATTTCAAGTTTTGTGATTCCATTCAATGTGATGGCATTTTCCCCATGTTTAAGAACAGGAAATATGCCATCAGTCAAAACAATGTTCCCATTGCAATTTGTGGCAAGTGTGTCCTTATATGCCTCCTGGAGCTCACAGTCAATGTCTGTGTAGCCATCAGCTGATGTGATCTGCACTGCCACCCCACCAATTGAGAATGATCCTGTCCCATATGCTCTGATGAGTGGCTTTGCTGTCTCCTCATACTGATTGAGCAGTGATGTGGCAGCTGTGACCTCAATTGGATTGTCTCCATCCACCAAAAATCTCTGTGGTTTACATATAAATTGCATTGTGAACTCAGCAGCTCTCAGAACTCCATATTCCTCAATGTTAAATGGGATTGCTTTTGCCAATCTGTACTCCTCCGGATTGACAGTGTCCTGGAGTCTCATATATCCTTTTTTACTCATGAGAGCATTTCTGAGGTCTCTCATGTTGTTGTTGTAGTCCTCAATAATATATGCTTTATAACTCACAGTAATGTTGTTATAGCGCCCATTGTCAAGGATCAGGTCTCCATCTCTGCCAGGGATTTTGACAAATTCCTGGTCTCTCTCAGGAGCCTTTGCCAACTGATTGCCCCAAATCCCAATTTTATATGCTCTTGTGTCTACATCACCATAAACTAAATAATCATATCTACGCATAGACTAACTCCCTGGATTTGACTGCATTGTTGATTCTCTCCTGGATGATGTCAGCCAGAGCATTGATGTCTTGTCCCTCTGCTCCATTAATGGTCATGTTAATGACAACTTGACCTGAGCTCTCCGGAGTGCTGGCAACATTCAAATTTGCTGATGGAATTGTGAGAGCTTGGAGTGCCTCATCAGCCATATTTCCGGCTGCTTTTGACACCTCATCAGCATTCCTCTCAATTCCCAGAGCAAATCCCTCATCATACATCTCACCAATCCAAGCCATTTTCTTTGATGGTGAGCTGATATTGAAAAAGTCTTTTACTGTGTTCCATATTGCCTGAGCTGCATCTCTTGCAGCATTAACAACTCCACTGACTGCGTTTAATATTCCATTTTTGACTCCATTGAGAATGTCTGAGCCAATTGACCTCCAATCATACTGCCCAAATGTTTGTGTGATGGAGCTTATGATCTGAGGAATTGCAGCCACAATTTTTGGAATTGCCTGGATCAAGCCAACAACCAGCTTGCCAATTATCTCAATGCCAGATTGCAAAATCTTTGGCAGATTCTGTCCCATTGTTGCCAAAAACTGAGCAACAACCTTAATGACAGACTCAGCTATCTGTGGGAGATTGTTGACAATTCCATTCACAAGATTGAGCAAAAGCTCAGCTCCAGCTGAGAGAATTGTTGGCATGTTCTGGAGGATAAATGTTGAGAATGTTGTGATTATCTCCCCAGCCTGTTCAATGAGTGAGGGCATATTTTCCAGGATTCCATTTGCAAGTCCTGTGATGATCTCCACTCCTGACTCCAAAAGACCAGGCAGAGCCTCTGTAATTCCCTCCATGACTCCTGTGATGACTTCCATGCCCTTGTCAAGCATCTGAGAGCCATCAAATGAGCTTCTGAGCATTTCAAAGAGCTGTTGTCCAGCATCAATGAGCTGAGGTGCTGCCTCAATCAGTGCCTGTCCCAAAGCGACAACAATTTGAACTGCTGCCACTGCTAATGCTGGGAGCACTGTTGTGATGATCTGTGGCATTGCAGACACAATTGCCTGTGATAATGAAATAATGAGAGATGTTGCCATGTCTATGAGCTCAGGCAAAATCTCAGAGATTCCGGCAATAATATCCGGCATCATATTGGTAATTGTTGAGACAATATTCTGAGCAATTCCGTCAAGGCTTTTAAAAAGAGTCTGAAATCCGCTTGAGAGTTTTTCTGTGGCTCCCTCCTCTCCAAGGATCAGAGAGGTGAATCCAGCAATTATATTGTTCATGCTTGGGAGGAGCTCACTCATCATATTTCTGCCAAGTCCACTGATGGCTGTCTGCATATCCTGGAGATTGTCCTGGAATAGAGCTGCTGCCTTGACAGCATCATCAGACATGACTCCTCCAAGCTCCCGGACTCTGTCCCTCATTGCCTGAGTGTCCTCAGCTGATGTGTTGAGGAGTGCTCCAAGCTCTGTGGCACCTCTCCCCAAAGTCTTGCCAGCCAAATATGTCCTTGTGGTTGTGTCCTCCACATTTTGGAGGGCTGCAATTGTTGCCTCAAAGAGCTGCTCTTGTGACATTGATGCAAGCTGCTCCTGAGTGATCCCAAGCTCCTCAAATGCTGCATTATTTGACTGTGCAGCATTGGCAAGAGTTTTCATTGAGGCTTTCATTGCCTCCATAGATGTGCCTGAGTGCTGCATGACTGCATCCCATTCCTGGTATGCCTGGGCAGACAGTCCCATCTTTTGGCTCATCTTGTCAATGTTGTCACCATATGCTGCAACATCAGATGTCCCTTTGACAATTGCTCCTGTCATTGCAGCTGTTCCGGCTGCAACAATTCCAGCTGCTCCCTTTAAAGCTGAGCTGATTCCGCCGGCAATACTTGTCCCAGCCTGTTGTCCGGCTGTTGATGCCTCCGGTGCCAAAACTGATGAAATTGAGCCACTGATGCCCTCAGCTGATGGAACTATTTGGACATATGCTTTTCCTAACTCAGCAGCCATTTAATTGCCTCCATTTTTCGTCAAAGTCCTCTCCAGAGCTAAATGTCTGGAGTTTTTTGGACTCATCTGTCTTTATTGTCAGGCTCTCAACAATGGATTTTGGTCTGTTCCGCCCATGTTGAGCATCCTCTGTTTTCATCCATGCATTGATGGCAGTATTATCAACAATATGGGCTAGGAGTAGAGTTTTATAATCTACTTCTAGCCCACTTAATTTGGTCTTTATTCTTGAGTCATTTCTGAGACCAATTGCCAATGTTGCCACATACTCAACAGGCAATTGATAAATGTTGAATATGTGGTATGTCTCAGCAAAATCACATATGAGTGCATCCTCATCAAGCGCCATCATTCCTGAGAGGATTGTGATTTTTTTATTTCAGCCCCAGCCAGGTCAAGGATTTCCCTAAACTCTGATATAACTTTTTCTGTCGGAATTGCCCCACTTTTCTCTTTGACATGATCCATGAGAGCTGCCTCTCCGGAATCTCCTAAAAGAAAAGTGACCGCCATTGACAATCCTTGGATGGCTGTTGCCTCAACATCACTCTTGGCAAGTGCTTTGGCAAATCGCCAATCCTTAACTTTTTCCTCGTCAATATTGCAGACAAATCCGCTCTTTGTCTGAATCTTCATGCTTTATCTCCTTATGCTGATGGAGCTGCTGCCTTGTACAAATACTCATAGTGAGTATTGCCAGCAGCGTCCGGTGTGCAATCAACTGTTGTCTCATATCCTGTTGCCTCTGTGCCTTTGTAGTTGATATCACCAACTGCTGACACTTTGCAGCTAGGAATGACAATTCTCTTGGCTGTGTTGTCCCTCAGGATCATGTCAATGACAACAGAAACCTCATCAATGTCCTGATTGTTGACCTTGATGGCAATGCCCTCCTCAAGTGATCCGGAGACATTTGCCTGTCCATAGACATGTTTAAGGACTTCCACATTCTTGACCTCAATGAGTGTATATTTGAATGTGTCCTCTCTACTGCTCTGGATAACAAGAACAGTGTCACCACCCCAATCTTTAATTTTGCTGACCTCAATTGCTGTGGAGTTTACAAGACCATTCTCTGATACATAGCCCATATCCTTGAATGCTGCATCAAGGACATCCTGGGTGTTTGTTGGCAATGGTGTTCCAACAGGAGCAATTCTGATGGCTCCAGCCGGATTTGGTTTTCCGGTCGTAACATTTGCAGCTGTTCCCATAATCTAATCCTCCTAATAATGAGTAATTTCAAACACTGCCTGATATCTGTATTGTTTTGTGGTTGTGTCAGTAAAATTGTAATCAGAATTTAGAGACACGTCTGCCACCTCATCCACAGAAATCAGACCCTCCATTCCATCAAGCATCCAATGCTTGACCTCCTCATTGAGCTCTGCTGCCTTTTGCATGCTTTGCTCATAGCTTTGGATGGTCACAATTGCTGATGGTATTTTGTTACTTTGAGCGCCACCTGTTCTCTCTATTACCACAAATTGTGAGGCTGAGCCTTTGGGCTTTTCTGTGAGCACAGGGACACTCAGCTTTGACTCAAGAAAATTTTTTACTATTATTTCAATCATTCCCCAAATACCGCCTTTAATATGGTGTTGTCATTGAGATTCTCTTTTTTTGCAGCATAGGTCTCCGCAGCCACCTGAGCATTGACTCTGTTGGTGCCTGTGTGAGTTGTGACCTCATAGCCACTCCCCAAACGTCCCATAGCGCTGTTTGCATATTCTGAGCAGATGTCCAGCATCTCCTTTGATCTGAGCAACTCTCTGACACCCTCTCTGTTTAATTCAAATCTGAATGTCTCAGCCATATGCCTCACACCT